GTGGTTTGCACTTTTGAGTTGACAAAACGCATCAGCATATCGGTTGTGTGCGGCGGGAGTCGGTACAACCGTCGAAAGTCTTCGATATACCGTTCAAGAAGTTCGGCAACAAGAGTACACTGTGGACGCTCGTTCCCTCCTCTTTCGTACGACGCTTCCCCTCGTCCGACTGGAAGTACTTGAGGATGTCCGCCTTCTCCCTCTGAAGCGCCGCGAGGTCGAGGTCGATATCCTCAGCCCTCGACTCCAACTCGCTGATTGCCCACTTCTTGTAGTTGTAGAAGCGCTCGCCGGCACGCTCGACGTACTTCCTGATGACCTTGTTGCTGACGATGGGCTTGCCGTTCAGACGTGGCATTCGGTTCTCGATGTACTTGAACTTTTTGTGCTTGAGGGCGAAATCGCGCATCCCCTTACGAACTATGCCCTTGAGATGAGGCGTCCACTCCAACGGCGAAGCACGCTTTGCCTTCTTCGCCTCGACAGGTGGCTTTGCTTCAGCAGGTGGCTTCGCCGACGACATTGTTCGATTGTTTGTGTTTGATTGATCTCTTTTGTATTGTGTTGGCGGTATTGGAAGTAAAGCGTGTGCCAATCACTTTTTTAACAATAAAGGGACTCTCGTCGTGTGCCGGCGCTTCCGAAGGGCAATCTTGGGTTTGCGAAGGGCCGCGCAAGCCGCACGTAGGGTTCTATGTATGTCTTATGAGGTACTACACATAAAACCCACGCCGGTCTCGCACTTTGGCGCAGCGGGGATTCGTATGGCGGGTGTGGATCTTATGTGTGACGGTCATACTACGACATCAGACATTACACGATTAGGAATCTCTGAGCGAACATTGAATTCAGGTGGATTGATACGCATCTGGTGTATGTCTAATCTATTCCCACCCTCGCGTAGTTCTCCTTTTATGTGGACTGCCCCGGACGTGGTTTCTTGATGCCTTGCGCCTCGGCCTTTGCAAAGAGTTCCGCCGCCTTCGCCTTGTCCTCTTTCACCCCTATGCCATTGAAGTACATGATGCCGAGATTGTTCTGCGCGTCTGCGATGCCCTGCTCGGCTGCCTTTGCATAGAGCTCTGCTGCCTTCGCCTTGTCCCCTGTCACCCCTTCGCCATTGAAGTACACGATGCCGAGATTGCACTGCGCTCTTGCGTGGCCTTGCTCGGCCGCCTTTGCATAGAGCTCAACCGCCTTCGCCTTGTCCTTTTTCACCCCTTCGCCATTGAAGTACACGATGCCGAGATTGCACTGCGCGTCTGCGTGGCCCTGCTCGGCCGCCTTTGCAAAGAGTTCCGCCGCCTTCGCCTTGTCCTCTTTCACCCCTATGCCATGGAAGTACATGATGCCGAGATTCGACTGCGCTCTTGCGTAACCCTGCTCCGCTGCCTTTGCATAGAGTTCCACCGCCTTCGCCAAGTCCTCTTTCACCCCTTTGCCCGTGTCGTACATGATGCCGAGATTGCACTGCGCGTCTGCGTGGCCCTGCTCTGCCGCCTTTGTAAAGAGTTCCGCCGCCTTCGCATTGTCCTCTTTCACCCCTATGCCATTGAAGTACATGATGCCGAGATTCGACTGCGCTCTTGCGTAACCCTGCTCCGCCGCCTTTGCAAAGAGCTCCGCTGCCATCTTCCTATCGACCCTGAAGTTATGCCTGCCATATCTGTAGATTTTGCCGAGCATCGTCTGTGCCCATGCTTTCTCCCTGTACACCTTAGGCCACAGCTGATGCAGCAACATCGCCGCGCCTGTCAAACGCGGCCCCCGGCACATTGGACACGACGATGAACCGCACTTACCTTCGCAAGCGAGGCAAATTCTCTTCCCACAGCAAACGAATCGATGGAACTTATAGGGCAGCCGCTCGAAGCAGATCGGGCAGTCCCTATCCTGTTCCTCCACGCGTTTATCTCGCGCCGACGCCCCCTGCCGCGCGACGTTCTCATTGTCGCTTCCCACCTCGTCCTCCACAGGGTTCGACGGACACGCCCCGCATTCGATGCGCGCGCCCCTGAACCGCTTCCCGCCACCGTTTCCTGTGTCGGTTGCCTTTCTCTTCATTCCCGCGTTCGTCATCCGGTCGGTACTCGTGTAGGGGTGGTTGCGAAGTGTGTTGAAATGAATTGTGAATGAAAGCAGTAATGAAAACATTGTTTTTGATTATTTACTTGCCTTGAATCTGAGCGGATGTAAGTCACGTATCCATAATAAATAAATCAAAAAGCCGTACCGAATATGATTTTTATATAATACATCCAAATGTTCGCTCAGCCGATTCAATCGAAAAAGTATTCCGTCAGAAACCCGAAACACTTTTCAAGTTAACGACAATCAACACCTGTCTGGAAATGAACAATAATTTCCTCAAATCATTCTGGAAAAGGTACGGAGACCACATCGATTTTGGTCGTAACAAGGTGCCATCCACTTCCGCATCTCGTTCCATCTTCCGCGATATCACGAACAAGAAGAATAAGAGGAAAAAGAAAAGGAAATCGGTGAAGAAGCAGAAGAAGGTGAAAAAAAAGAAGAAGCAGAAGAATGTGAAAAAAAAGAAGAAGCAGAAGAAGGTAAAGAACAAGAAGTATTCGGTCGAGAAGCAGACGTCGTTGCCAAAGCCCTCTATCGTTCGGTCTCCACGCGTCCCATGCACCATCCGTGAAACAAGCACAGCCGACTGTATTTCATCCGGAAATCGTTACTGCGAATTCATTCAAGATCTGGAAACACGTCTAGAGCGGTTGCGCCAAGATCTTCAGAGCGCGATACATCAAGCGGATGGTAATGGATGTTTGTTGGCCGAGTACCTGCAAGAATGTAAAATCTTTCAGACAGAACTCCAGAAAGATGTCGCCGCTGAGAGGTTCGAGCGCTTGGAACGCCACAAAACAAAAGTGGAATTTATTGAGAAGGAGGTAAAGGAAATTATGAGGATTTAGGAGATACGTCTAGTGCCGGAGGGTCTGGAACCTTCAGTACGGATTAGATAAAACATGTCTAATAAAAAATCGATAGTACATTTTTGTCTTCTCTTTTTTTTATCATTATCTAAAAACAAAAAGTATTGTTAGTATATATACACGGTAGAAATGCCAGGTGGACTCATTCAATTAACAGTAACGGGAAAGCAAAATAAGGTGCTCACAGGGCAACCTACTATGACTTATTTCAAGTATGCGTACAATCAGCATACGAACTTTGCGTGCGAGAGCATCGCGCAATCCTTTAATGGTTCGGTTGATTTCGGACAAAAAGTGAATGCCACCATATCACGAAATGGCGATCTCATTACCAATATGACACTGGAAGTGAACCTTCCCAATATCAACAGCAACAACTCGGCGGACACAAATGGCGACAAAACCATCGTGAACTGGGCAAACGCCATCGGGCACCGTCTGATTGAGTGGGTGTCCATCGAAGTAGGAGGTCAAGAAGTGGACAGACATCGTGGAGAGTGGTTGGAAATTAACAGCGAATTAACCCTGAATGAGAGTCAAAAAAAGGCCTATCATAAGATGGTCGGAAAACGGGAATTTTATTTTATCGAAGATACGGATCAATCCAAGACACTGTACATACCTCTGCAGTTTTGGTTCTGTAAGGAGAGTGGTTTGGCGTTGCCTTTAGTGGCATTACAGCACCATGATGTGAAAGTCCACGTCAAATTTCGGTCATTGAATGAATGTGTCACATCTCACACGCTGAAAGCCAATGGAGAGGTCGAAGAAAATGCTTCACCTCAACTTGACGTGGCAAACTCCCAAATCATCAGTTCTCGTCTTCTCTGCGATTTCGTATACCTCGACGTGTGTGAACGAAAGTGGTACGCTCAACATTCGCACAAGTATCTCATTGAGCAAGTTCAGTACAATGGATTGGGCGGAGTGATTACGTCGTCTGATTCGAAGCTGCCCCTTGAGTTCAATCACGCATGCAAAGAACTCATCTGGTACGCGACATTGACAAACAAAGCGCACAAGAACGATTGGCTGAACTTCGGCAAAACAAACAACTCTGATAAGTACCTTTGGGGACCGCGTGATAATGATGACATTCTGAAAACGGTGACTTTGTATTTGAATGGACACGAGCGCGTTGAAGAACGGAGAGCCGACTACTTCCGAGTTGTAAATGCTCTGACGTACCACACGTCGAACCCGTCCAACTATATCTACACCTACTCATTCGCCTTACACCCTGAAAAGCAACAGCCATCCGGCGCCCTCAACTTCAGTTTGATTGATGAAGCCCTCTTACATCTGAAAACGAATGTCCAACCAGGAACTTCCTATGAACTGCACGCATACGCCAAAAACTACAATATGTTGATTATAACGCAGGGAATGGGCGGATTAGCGTTTAATATTTAAGTGCAAGAGACGCGAAATCGCATCTTCAATGAGCCGGCGAGGTTCTCCGGTGGGAAATTCTAAAGCAGCGTCAGACCACCACAGTAGACGGGTGGACCATGAACTGTTCTCAATATCAGAGTCGCGCCACAGGGCATAATGAGGAAGTTTGCTGTGTCTCGACAACAACGCATTCCTCCACTCGCATTCTTCGCTAGGGGGAAACATATTCTCTTCAAAGGAAGCTCCTCTGTACTTTATCTATGTCTCTTTGTTTTATGTCCGGTGTTTTAGAATATAAAGATTCAAACCGAGTGATAAGGTGTTTAACACAACATAATGAATAATGAAAAAGAAGACACTTCATCGAAAACACGAGTACAACACAAGAAGCAGAAGAAGAAGAATAAGAGAAAGCACATCTTTTGTATGAATTGCGGAAAGCAAGGGCACAAATACAAGTACTGCCGCCAGCCGATCATTAGTGCAGGCATCATTTTGTACCGAAGACGAGCGTTTACGAACAAAATTGAATTCTTACATATCTGTAGGAAAGACACCATCGGCTATGTCGACTTCGTTCGGGGGAAGTACCGTTTGGGGGACATTCTCTATATCCAGAAATTATTGAACATGATGACGAATGAAGAGAAGAAAAAAATCCAACAGCTGTCCTTCACGCAACTGTGGCGAGATATCTGGTGCATTACAGATAATAATTTAAAAGTGAGCAAGCACAAATTTGAATTCGATAAATCGGCGAAACGTTTACAGATCCTGAAACAAGGGTATATCTTGAAGCATCAGCAGACATTTGTGTCGCTTTCCTTGCTGCTTTCCCAATCCCCAGATATTTATACATCACCAGAATGGGGATTTCCAAAGGGCCGCCGGTCCATCGGGGAAACGGATGTAGAATGTGCTCTGAGAGAATTTACGGAAGAAACGGGCATTCCTCCCAAAGATCATTCCATTCTTCCATCGCGACCAATCGTAAGTGTGTTCATGGGACAGAACAACCGAAAGTATAAGCACATATTCTTCGTGTCCAAATACAACGGAAATAAGAAGTGTCCCGCCATCGATCAAAATAACATTTTACAAAAGTCGGAAATCGGCGCCATTGATTGGTTCACATTGCGAGAAGCGTGTGCCCGGTTTCGCGAGTACAATCAATTAAAAGTGCGCAGCTTGAAAATCGCTTCCAAAATAATTCCACATTATTCCAAATAAAATGTCTGTAAAAGGCATATATTGGACGGTATAGCATGACGTTGAAACAATTGTATGAGAAGTTCAACGCTCTCCGCAGGTCCATTTTAGATGTTAAGACAGAAAAACAGCGCAAATCCAATGAAGAGAAACAAGATGCAGTGGCCGCACACATTGAAACATGGTTAACGAAACACCCAGATGAATCGCCGTACAGAACGATGCCTTCTATAACGGACACCACATTCAATGCAAAGATATCAGAGCATGCGAAATTCAATATCTGGAATCAGTCTCCGGGCGCAACGGGCGACGAAGATCAATTTATCCGTACGGATTCTCAAAACTTTGTCAGAACGTTCATTCATCCGAATAGTCCGTATCACAGCATCGTATTATGGCATGGAACTGGCGTGGGTAAGACGTGCTCCGCCATTGGTATTGCAGAACAGTACACAGAACAACTTTTATCTATGAACAAGAAAGTGTGGATCGTGTGTCCGAAGGCATTGATAAGTACGTGGTACAATGAGATTTTCAATGTCTTTAGAGCGGCCGCATCGCGGGCGAAATCCGGTACTACAGCAGAGACACGTGCGCACATTGTCCAATGCACCGGACATCGATACACCTCAATATTTGAAACTCTGCTGAAAGAATTGGATGGGGACATTCAAAAAGTGCAAAAACGAATACAGGCGCACATTGAAAAGTACTACCGCATTATTAACTACGAAAAATTTGTCCAAGTCGTCGAAGATATTCGAAACAACTCCTCATCGGCATCTGAAGGAGACATGATTCGACAACTCAAACGCGAATTCAGCCACGCCATGATTATCATTGATGAAGCACACAGTTTACGCAAAACTCGCGGAGACACCACGAACCGGAGCGTCAATGCTTTGCGCGCGATACGGTCCGTCAAAGTTCCCAGAGGCACCGTCATATCATTGTCGAATCATCGTGGGTTACGAAAGGGCACGTCTTCCAAGAACGTACACAAAAATGCAACATCCATTCGTTTGGGCACAAAAAACAGTGGAGCTGTGCGCGTCGACCGAGTTTCCGGAAACGGGGATATTTTCCTGTATGAGAAGACAAAATACCAAGGACGTTCCATTACAATTCCTTCACACGTCAATACATTCACGGTCAAAAAGGTCACGAAGACAATCACAGACGTGCTTCAGTATATCACACGGCATTCAGATCAACTCAAACTGATTTTACTCAGTGCAACGCCGGTGTACGACTCGCACGAAGAGATTGTTGACCTCATTAATATGTGCCGGTTGAATGATAAGCGCCCGATGTGGTCACGCAAGCACGTGTTTCCATCGAACAAAACCCTTGCCGATACGTCTCATCCATTGTACGAATTCACGAGAGGCTACATATCCTACGTACGCGGCGCAGACCCAAAGACGTTCCCCACCGTATTGTATCCGCCAACTTCTGAAACACAATCGATTTCGACACTACGAGTCTATCCCTCGCGGTTGACAGACAACCAAGTGAAACGCCTCGAAGAGAAAAAAAGGGTATCGGACATAGACCCGTCAAAGAAAATGATTTCGACGCTGATGTTTCCGAACGGCGGATATGATAATCAAGCGTTCCACGCATTATTCACGTCTCGTACAAACGCGCCACCATTTAGCCAGCCCACGGGCAATAGCATGTTTTCCAAGAGTACACTATCCACATACTCGCCTAAATATCAAAATCTTTTACGCGAAATACGAAGTTGCAAAGGCATTGTCTTCGTGTACACCGAATATCTTGTAACGGGCGCGTTCACCGTTGCCATGATGCTAGAAGAAAACGGTTTTAATCGATACTCTTCTGCCTCGTTTCCTCGCCCCTCCATGCTGCGAAATGTAAGTGCCGCTGGACAACGAGTAAAGAAAGAAGGATCGTATGTCATCTTCGACCAATCCAACCCGGCAGAAATATCAGAACTGTTGCAAACCATCAATTCACCTCAAAATAAACGAGGCAAGACGGTCCGAGTCATCATTGGGACCAGGCGCATCGAACAAGGGATTACATTCAAACACGTACGACAAATCCACATTCTCACCCCATGGTGGAACATGAACCGAAACAAACAAATTATCGGAAGAGGGAGCCGCACGCTGTCGCACGCACATTTACCCCAACGAGAGCGTAATGTGACAGTTTTCTTCCACGCAGGTATCGGAAAAAATAGCACGCATTCTCCAGACGTTCATACCTACGAAACCGCGCTAGAAAAGCAGCGCATGATACAAGAGGTGGAAGATGTGTTACGGAAAAATAGTATCGACTGCAACATCTTTTCTCACAACAATCAATATACACGAAAGGCGCTGTCCATCACGGACAGTCACGGCAAGAGGAGGACCATTGGAGCTGTAGACATCGTCACTGAAGATGTGAAGTACACGTGTGCGCACACGGTCGATGGGACACAGCCGTTCATAATGTCTGCGGAACTCGCGCCGAAGGTCAAACAATTCTATCGAATCGTGAAGAAAACACTGTTTCCACGCAAACAGCCCGTACTATCCACACAACAGATGGTGCGCAGAATGAAAAAGGTGTGTACCGCAAACCGAATACCTCCCACATTGGTTCCATTTACCCTGAACCACATAATTCGTTCAGACTTGCCAATATACTCTGGGAATAGTGAAGGGCGGCTATCATTTGTAGATGGGTACTACACTTTCATTCCATTGTGGATGTCGTCTGGAGACCGGCGCTATATGCCGCTCATGTATCGAACAATCGCTCCCCCAAACCAAATCGTGTATTCCAATGCCTTACGCGGTCGTCAAGCTATACTGTCTCAGGAAATTAGTGCGAGTATAACACGTTTGTCTATCGCCTTACAGAGTGTGTCTGCGTACATTATTAGAGAATACAGCGACGACGTGTATACTGCCAAACACATCAAACTGTTCACCAAGCACCGACAAATGATGCTGCTTGATGAAATGGATACGGTGGATCGCGTCGAGTTATTCCATCAGTGGCGGAGGGAAACCTTAGACAACTTCACTCACACCGTTGTGTCCGAATATTTTGGAACCGCAGAAAACCCGTCCCTTGTAGATCAACATGTTTCAAAACTAGTCCTTGATGGAGTCCAATACTTTCGTCTAATGGACTCGAACGGGAATTTCGAAGTGTTCAAGAACAAACAGAAAGATGCCTTATCCTACCAAGCCAGTCAAATAGTTCGAGCGAGCTTTCCGGTGATCTCTTCCTTCAATCTTGATACGGTCACCGCACAATACATCGGATTTCGATCGTATGCGAGAAGGGGATCGCAAACGGTGTTTAAAATTGTGTCCGAGGATTCGTATTCGAAATACAAGAAACGGAAAAGTGGATGCACGTGCAAAGCAAGCGGATTGGGCAGGAAAAATGTGGTGGTTACGCTTCTCACTACTTTGAAGACCATCTTGACTGGAAAACAGTCGACACAAGTGTATGACAACGTCCATCAAAGTTCAAAGCGGGCGCTGAATGATGAAAAAAAAAAACGTACCGTGTGTGAAGAGTTGGAGTTACTGTGTCGATCCATACGGCACAAAGACGTTGCCTTTGGGTCTTTACGGAAATACACCACCACATCAATATAAAAAAAATGAAACTGTATACTATACACACATCATTCGTACCCATGTTTCATTCTCAAGCCTTTAAAACGTCTATCGCGGTGAGCTTGAAAAATTGTACGTCTATTGATGACGCAATCGAACGAGAAGTACAGAGGATTGAAGGCACGTGCATTTCAACCGGATATGTGAAGCCGGGGAGCGTGAAAATACTCTCACGAAGTATAGGCACGACCCACGCAATAAATACTTCGGGCAACATATACTACGATGTTGTGTGTTCGGCAGACGTGTTCAATCCGCGTGCAGGGGATTCTCTATCCTGCATTGTCGAAAAGGTGAACAAGCTTGGGGTTATGGCTCACGGGACAGATGATTTGCCCGTATGTGTCATCATCGCTCGCCAGCATCACAACGACACGTTCCGAGAATGTACTCCTTCCGATGTCATTGACTGCGAAGTGATTGGGTCGAGATTTAAAATTAAGGATCGAGAAATTCAAGTTATTGCTAAAATGAAGTGAATGGTTTGAAGAATTGTGTACCAAAGGTTTATTACCAAAGGTTTATTACCAATGGTTTTGGCTTGTTTTATTTTATTTTTAATCGCAGTATGTAATGAATTAATACGATATAAACAGAAAGATGGTACCTATACTACCTACCTTCATCAAATGATGTTTC